CTCTATATACACCGCCATTTTTTCCTCGAAAATAAGGGTATGGGTACTCCGGCACTTGATAAGTAACCATCTTATCTAGAGCTTCACTCTTAGCTTCAATAATATTATCTGCGCCACGCGCTCTAGCTATAACGCGACCCAGTTGTATAGGGGAAGTGATTTTCCCCTTGTGTGAGCAATTTTTACAGCCGGGAGGACGTAATGATTCAAATTGTTTACAAGTGTGCGGAGCGGGGATCTGATAAGCCTTTTCTTCAGTTTTAGTAAAATCGTAGTCTGTATGTAGCTTAGAAATACTGTGTATAGCTATAGATTTGTCTTCACAATGCACAGCAACTGATAAACCAGACCGCCAAAGAGGTTCTTCTATTTCTTGTTGTTTTGTCATTATATGGTGTAACTGCGCACACCCGTCGTCTATTTTACAACGCTCAATAATTTTTCTAAATCTAGATGAATTATTACCTAGTAATGCTTTGGTGGCCGCATCTGCTTCTCTTCGCGGTGTAAATTCTTTTACCACTTGCACTGGTATAAGAGACGCAAGTTCTTCAAATGGAGTTGGCTTACCTGTTTTTATGACTTTGACTTCTTGAGGGTCGTCGATGTCTTTAAAATTTTTAGTGTTGGGTATTCTGAGTATACGAGTTACATCAGCTGTGCACATGGGGTCAGCATAAAAACTATACTTAACGCATAAAAATTTAAGACCTTGAGATACAGGAAGCCAGACCACTTTGTCTACAGGTTCAGTGAATGACCAATAACAATGTATACCTCTCCCAGAATCAATTAATGTAGGAGCTGGTAATTTAGTATCATCAGTAAATTTTCGTAAAGCAACAAGAGCATCTTCTTTGGTACGATAGTCTTTCCAGCGGCGTTTCTTTTCATCATAACCGCAGTCAATATCTAACCATAAGATACGTTGTTCTTTAGCATTAGGCTTTTTTCTATCAGTAGGTTCAACCCATGTAGAGCAAGCAAAATAAACGTCTTGTTTATCTTTTAAAAGTTTAAGCGCTTGTCTCTCTACTTCGTCAATAGTTTTGACAAATTTAGGGTGAATAATATTCTGTTGATCTTTACCTACAACGCAATAGAAGCCCTGTTCCGACCACACATGGCGTAAAAATTCTTTTATTTGCATGGTGCGGCATCATTTATATTCAGCAGTTAAATCTTTTATTAACTGATTTATTTTTTCAATGTTATTTTTACTGGGTGTGGACTTACCACAAAACCAATTATAAACGCATTGCCTAGATGTACTTAGTTTTTTAGCTATCTCTGCCGCGGGGTACATAAGTTTGATACATAATTTACCTAACTTTATGCCGGGTGTTACAGGTGTAGCTTTTTTATTATCATTAATTACTTTTTGTGAATAACCTCTCATATTATCTCCTACTCCCAATCAGATACTAAATCATCAAGACTCACATCACCTGTGTCTTGTACGGGTTTGTCTTCAGACTCTTTAAACATATCGCCTTGAGGCGTTTCAGTTTTAGTTTTCTTTTTTCTACTTGTTTTTTTCTTAACAGGTTCAGCAACTGCTTCTTTTTTCTCAGCTTCAATTTCATCGCTTTCATCTTTTTCAGTTAATCTAAAAGCTTTAGGTAAATCTTTTTCATCCACCTCAGGCTCTCTTTTAACTACAGTTAAAGTAATAGCTCGTTGAGCATCTTCAGTAGCTCCCTGGCCTTTAGATATTTCAAATTCTTCATCCGATAATCTAGAGACCGGCGAAAACTTAACCTTAGTACTGGAAGAGTTTTCATCAAAAGACATACGAGTAACTACTGAGCCTACGGCTTCTTTATTTGCTTTTACGTAATCCGCATATTTATTTAATGGTTTACCAGTATCATCACCCGTTCCAAATATAGATTGAGCAGGAAGAGTTAATTGATATACATCGCCTTCTAAATTATCTGCCATAACAACAGCTATGCGTCTACTAAACCTACATGCTTTAGTGTTATTAGGGCCTGAGCCTTTAATGTTTTGTGGACATTCAGAGCAATCTTTATGCTGTGGTTCTAATACATCTTTATCAGGAACTTGAGCGTCAGAACTCCAACATGAAGGTGGAGATAATTTAGTCCCCGGTCTGTATGCTTCAGGGTAAAACATCCTGTGCACAGAAGGAGAAGCATTTACAATAACCACATCTAAGTGTCGTTGATTGCTTTTGCTAATTTCTTCCCCGTTAATAATTAATCTAAATAAATTATTACGTATAGAAATCCTTTTGCTTGTAGATGAGCTTCCAGTTATGTTATGAGAAAACCCATCCTCTCTATTACTTTTAACCATTTCTGTAGGTTTGTCTTTAAATACATCTATTTCACTTGTCATTATTCTACCTCCTCGTAGCTTCTATTTTTACGGATAGACACCGTATATTCAGAAGATGAGCTTAAACCTGGTGGTAACTCATCAGGGTTTTCAGCTATATATTCTTTTATATTTGTTTGGTTTAGCCTTTTTTCCATAAACTCTATAAGGCCTTTGTCTTTAATAAACTTATACATGCTTGGCCAATCTGTAGTCCAATAACGTTTTTTAACTCGTCTACTGAGTGTTCCCACTTTATTTTTAAGACTATCAGTTTTTAAATAACGGCAAGCTTCAATAAGAATATTATCGAGTTCTGATTTTTCTTTTTTCATTTTTTTTGCTTCATTTTCGTGAGTGGCTATTTTTTCACGTAATTCTAAGATGGCTTTCATAATCCGTTCAATGTCTTCGCCAGTCATAGCTTTTATCTCAACCATTTCTACAACTGTTTTTAAACCGTCGCTTCTAGTACTTGTCATTATTTCATTCACCTTTATTTACCCCCGTTTTGATTAAAACTAAAGCATAGCATACATTTTTACAATGTCAAACCCCTATTTCTTCCTTATATAAATCAACTAACTGTGTATGTAAGTCTATTTTGCCCTGCAACATTTTATACATTCTCTCTTCTACTGGACTACCTTGCAGATGAACTACAGTCATAGGGTTACGTTGCCCTGCTCTGTCAACCCTGGCGCAACATTGTATGTAAGTTTCTACTGACAACACAGGCGACCAAAAAACTACTACGTTAGCCGCGTGTAAAGTAATCCCATGAGAAGCAGCTTGAGGCTGAATAATTAATACTTGCGGGTCCGGAGTTGTTTGAAAGTTGTTAAATATTTCAGTCCTTTTGCCCATAGACACATCACCATGTATAGACTCACAAGTTATATTGCTATTGTTTAGCTCGTCTTTAATCCTGTTAATGCTATGTCTAAAAGAACAAAAGACTAATACCTTATGAGTTGCTTCATTTATTATTTCTTTGAGCGCTGTAAGTCTATTTTTTATATCGAACTCTATAGTCTCACCATTGTCTGAATATATAGATCCCGCACTAACCTGTAATAATTTGGTCAGCATAACTCCCGCATTGACCACAGTTATTTCTTCCCCCGCCGCTTGCATATACATATCTTTCTTAAGTTTTTTGTAATATTTGTTTTGCTGGGGTGTTAACTCTACTTCTCTACACGTGTACAGCACATCTGGTAAGTCCAGGCATTCCTCTTTTGTGTGGCGTATAGCAGGCTGTAATGTTTTAAATACTATATCCTGAGCGTTGTATCTAGGTATCCATTTAAACTGACCAACTTTTTGCATAACCATATCTTTAAACGTACCGGCATAACGTGGTACAGCAACGGGGTTTACCATTTTAGCTAATCCATATGCATCGAACGGTGATTGTGCGGCGGGTGTACCAGTTAACAACCATACCCATGTGTCTGGGTCAATTAGTTTGTTAAGTGATTTCCATCGTTTAGTTGTAACAGTTTTAATGTAGTTAGCTTCGTCCACTACTATTAAATCGAACTTACCTTCTTTTAATTCTTTTCGCACAACTTCAATGCCATCGTAGTTAATAACAACAATGTCAGTATTTTGAGCTAAAATTTTCTTTCTTTTTTCAGCGCTTCCATGTGCTATGGCTACAGTTCTATGCATAGCAGTCTTAAATAAATCTGCTTCCCAGGCGGCCTTCATAATAGATAGAGGGCATACAACTAACATTCTTTTAATTTTACCTTGTTCCATCAAGTAATCTGCGGCCCATATAACCCCAGAGGTTTTACCTGTGCCCGCTTCACTCAAGCAGTATGCTCTCTTATGAGCTGATAAAAAATCAGCTGTTTCTTTTTGGTGATTAAATGGTTTGTATATGCCGGGCCATTTATAGTCTTTAGTTATTGGTGAAGGTGGCCATTTAACTAATTTAGATAAAGTAATTACTTCATCAATACCCCAGTTAACTACAACTTGTGAAACACCATTCTCATAAGACTTTAAAACCCTACTTTTAGGTATACTAGATAGTATAAGGTTAGGGTTTTTTGTGTTTACTATTAAAGCTTTGTCTTTATATATTTCCATTTATAGATCTTCATTTGTAAATGCTATGTTCTCTAGGAAGCAAGGTGTATGCTCGCCCACATAAGCACCTCTTTGATTATACTCAAAGTACTCCACTGCTTCTTCATGTGTCATACCCATGTTCATATTTTCTTTAATAACTAAATCATAGCTGTAACATAATTTGTCTGGCATGCCTGCCCCGGATATTTTTCCAATTAGGCAGTTGTTGTATCCGTCCATTTTTAACAATTTTTCTTCACTCATTTTTAACGTCCCTCTAATTGACTAATATAATCTTGATCCCATGTTTCAGTTATTTCGTCTAAAGAAGTCGCCGGTATTTCTTCTTCAACTTCTTTAATATCACTTTCATATTTAAGCTCAATTAAAAATAATTTCCACAAACCTGGTGGCATTTTGTTCCTACCAGATTCCCACCTGGCCCAAGTAGCCTGTGCTACACAACAACACTTGGCCGCTTGACCCTGTGTCATTTGCGCTCGTAGTCTGTGCCCTTTAATTTCTTTTTCATTTGGTACATAAAAGTCTTCCATTTAAACCATAGCGCCTTCACGCATTTTAAGAACTTTACATTTTAGTTCAAACAGCTCCCAATAAGCTAAGGGCATATCACCATCCCCTCGTTCCCATCTTTGAAAAGATCGTGCTGTTTTATGTATTAGGTTAGATGCTTGAGCAACAGTTAACCCAGTATCTGTTCTAAGGTCTTTTATTTCTTTAGGAGTAGGAGGTCTTAAAATGTTAGAGTCTTTTATATACTGCATTTTAATTCTCTACTAAAACTGCACGTCTTTTATAAGCTACCTCTGGTAAAAGTTCTTTATCAGCTAACTTACAAATGTAGTTTCTATACTTAGGCAATTCTCCATAAAATATTTTACCGTTTACAATTC